GGGTAACGGTTTATAATGCTACTAACTGAGAAAGACGCCGAACGTCGATTGAATGATCCGAGCAATCTGGCGGTGATTTTTAAGGACACTACAGAGTTTAAAGCGAATCGGAAGATAGCGCAAAGGGGCCCCCCTCTTCCAAGGGGACTCAAGGCAGAAATTGCCGTGGATGTGGCCCTAGGACTAGATACCCAAGAAGAGATAGCTGCTAACTATGGCGTCTCAATAGGCACTGTCCAAGATTCGAAGAGACAGTTTGCCAAGGACCCAAGAGTTGAAGCAGTACGCTCCCAGATCCGGGACGTTGCATTTGACCGTTTGATGTCGACAATGGGATATCTCACTGATGACAAGCTCAGTGGGGAGTCCGCAAAGTCTCTCGCAAGCATTGCCTCCAATATGGCGAAGGTCGTGCAACAAACCGCGGAACAAACCAACGAAGACGAGAGAATCAAACTCATCGTTTTTGTTCCTACACAGAAAACCGACGCCGATTATACAGTAATCGACGTCTAAGCCAAAAGGAATACAGATGAAGTTACAATTGTCCGATGAAGACCTCTCTTTTCTAGTTGTCCCTAAGTCAAAAGGGATGACCGCGAGGAAGGCTCTCCAGTTTGCTAAGATGATGGCCGCGTTTGGAATGCCGTTCCAAGGAATCCTTGCGGGCGCACTTGCACCTGGCGCCGGCGGTGCGGCTTTCTTTAGGGTTGAAGACTTGCTTGAGTCTGGAGTGTCTTCAACTACTCCACTGAACATCTATTTCAGTGTGGCTCCCTTGGTTACTTCGGACGATGACTCCGGTAAGGTGACTCCCACAGGGCAATTGCTGGGGGGAAGGATCTTGGCAAGAGTTTTCTCTCAGGCAAACAACCATTTTAACGTGGCCAGTCCTCTGCTGGAAGTGGCTAAGCAATACCGGGATTCAATTGTAGTCCGTCCGGGTGATCCGGATCCGGTTTCAGAGCTTGCATGCATTGTGTACTCCCCAGCTGTAATGGGAGCGTTTACATCGGCTGTAATCGCAACCATTACAGCACTGGGAGGCTTCGTCGAGTTGGGTGGAGTAGACTAACGGTCTTCCCGTTTGGGCCTCATATAGATGTCAGACACTACTTGGAAACCCCACCCTCGACAGGTGGACTTCTTTCAACTCCCTGATACAATTTTTGAGGCCCTCTATGGGGGGTCAGCTGGTGGAGGCAAATCCGAGGCTCTCCTGATGCTGATGATAGTGAGGGGCTTTTACAAATTGCCCCGATTTAAAGGAATATTATTCCGGCGGACATTTGCACAGTTGGAGTCTGAGATTATCCAACGCTCCGCGCTTTGGTATCCGGCCACTGGTGCTACGTATAACGCCAGTAAGTACAGATGGAAGTGGCCAAGTGGAGCCATAATGCAGTTCGGACATATGGAGACTGAAAATGATGTCCGTAACTATGACACAGCCGAGTATAACTTCGCCGCTTTTGATGAGCTAACGTCCTTTACCGAAACACAGTACAAATACCTTGTTTTTTCTCGTGTCAGGACATCTATTCCAGGCTACCCGACAATAGTCAGGAGTGGAACTAATCCAGGCAACGTTGGCCATGCTTGGGTTAGAAAGAGATTTATTGAGTCTGGACCTCCGGGGGTTCTGTGCAGAGAGGTACAAACCAACACGTCAAGGATTTTTATTCCATGTCTAGCCAGAGACAATCCGCACATTGACAAAAACTATATACAGCGTATGCAGGGACTACCTGAGGCTGAGAGAAGGGCCAAGGCAGAGGGAGACTGGTATACATTTGAGGGTCAGGTCTTTGAAGATTGGAGAGAAAAGCCAGGGTTTGACGAGCCTGAAAACGCAAACCACTTGGTAGAAGACTTTAAGATCCCTGATTTCTGGCCTAAAGTCCTTGCCGTTGATTGGGGATTTTCAGCGATGACCTATGCTCTCTGGGGGGCATTAAGTCCGGATGGCCGAATATATCTTTACCGAGAGTATGCGGCCATTAAGAAGAAGATTGTAGAGTGGGCCACAGAGATTAAGCTCCTCTCCCAAGAAGAGATTAGACATGTGGTAATGTGCAAGTCCGGTTGGCAAAATAGGGGAGAAGAACTCAATCTCGCTGACCAGTTTGCTAAGATTAGTGGACTCACCCCGGAAAAGCCGGAAAACAACAGGATCGCCGGTAAGCTGGCAGTTCAGGATTATCTTAGGTGGAAACCACGTCCTAAGTCTGTTGTATTAGCGTCCGCTCCTTTTGACGCTCATAAGGCAATGAGCATCTTAAGGACCCAAGGGACAAAAGCTTATGAGGACTACAGGTTGGCATTTGAGGTTCCAGAGGATGAGAAAGGGATTCCAAAGCTACAGGTTTTTAAGTCCCTCTCATTACTGAGAAAGACCATTCCTCTGTGTATCTATGACACATCGGATACTGATGGTAAGCCCTCGGAGGATGTTGCTGAGTTTGCAGGAGATGACCCTTATGACACGCTGAGATACTTGCTTTTGAGGGTTGATAAGATGAGGTCCCCTGTAAAAGAAGAGAAGTATCGACAAGAGGAAAGGGCCATTTATGGGCAGTTGGAAGCAACAGGAGATCAAACTACGTTTCAGCGACGCATGGCTCTGCATAAAGCGCCTGTTTCGATGCCTATCCGGAGATTTACTCGCGCAGGACAGCCGTGACACTGAGATTGCGATTATCAAAGAGTTGCACTGTGTTGAGTTGAGTACTTTGCAGTCCCTGTTAGATGTGGCAGAGGCAAAGATATGCCTTTATACCGCTCAAATAGGGGTTATGCGTAAAGGTCCTGCTGCACCCCGAACACCTCCTACTGGAGGGGGTTGGGCACAGCAAAGGGACGCGTTAAAACTGTATGACAGGAATTTACTCTTGTCTCGAAAGGAATAGAGTTGCCACAACAACCAAATACACACCTCGCCCCTGGAGGCGTCACTGCACGATACATTGGCGTCGCAGGTGGTGCAACGGTTAGATATTATTGGGTTCAGGCAGTATACGTGGCAGGTGTTTCTCCACTTGCTTCTGTACAGATCACGACCCCCTCCTCACTTACACTTGAGAACAGGGTAGGCATCCAGTGGAATCCGAGTCCCAATGCAATTGCGTACAATGTCTACTTTACAACCTCTGCTACTCCTCCATCCTCAGGGGCTATTGCTCTTTCAATGGGGGACTCCGCTACAGGGTTCAGCGACATTGGGACATCCAATGCTCCAATGACAGCAATGGTGCTGTCTAGGGGTATCAAGGAGGCCTTCCTGCGTTATGAGTTTGGCGTCGATGGGGGTGTTGTAAGTACTGTCAGTGCTTCAACAGCAGATGTTTTGCCGGAGGGTGCAGTTGTCTTCCTTGGGAATTGGTTTATTCCTATTGCTCCTGTCGGATCAGGCGCTTCTGTAGCTATTGGAGTCTTGGGAGGCACTACAAACTCGATCCTGGCAGCAACGGCAATTACATCGCTGACTCTCAATGCCACTGGCATCTGCGCCTGTCAAACAACTCCGTTTAGGGTTGCTGCAGCGGGGCAGCTAACAGTTACAATCTCTGGAGCTGCACTAACGGCGGGAAGTGTGGAGGCACACGTTTTCTACTATCTTCCGACACGGCTCTAGTACGGTTGGCACTCGCCCTCTTAGGTCGCGGGGTGTCATGGGGAAGGATCTTTTCGGCGGGAGCCTTCCCCAGTTTAATTCACGTGCTGAAAAGTTAAGCTAAATGGAATCTACAGTCTCAGAAGATGTCAAAGTCGCCCTTTTAGACCTTTGCCGCATGGCAGAGAAGGAAGACGACGGTGTGCGCAAGGCGCAGTTACGTGTCTGGAAAGAGCACGATAAGTTTTGGCATGGTGTACAGCAAATCTTCTGGTCTGAGTCCAGGCAAGAATGGCTCTCCATGGACGATACCGTGGGCCTTAACTGGGACTCCACATCGGGCATGGATGAAAGTGTATTTGATCATGTAATCAATATCTACAAGGCACACGGTGAGTCAATTATCGCTGCATTGAGTGCTCAAGTTCCAGTTGTTAGGTTTCCCCCCGATAACGCAGAAGATGAAGAGGATGTGATCGCATCTGTTGCGTACTCCAAGGTTGCAGACCTTGTTTCTCGGCACAACCGAGCTAAACTCCTTCAACTACAGTCCCTCTTGTTTTTGTGGAACGACGGGTTTGTGGCTGCATATCACCGAAATACCTCCTCTGAAAAGTATGGGACCGTTAAGATTCCTAAATTTAAGACTGAGGGATCTTGTTCTGCTTGTGGGGAGCAGTCCTCGTTTGATCCAACCCAGCTGGCGACACAGCCCAAGTCCCCTGAGGTAGAGGGAGATCCTGTCCTTATCCCCAAAGACAGCGAAGATACTGACAGGATGGAGTTTGCACCAGTTTCCTGCCCTAAATGTGCAGCAGAAATGGTAATTTCCCACATTCTTGATGGTGAAACCGAACACATTAAGAGCCGAACAGAGATAAAGGTTTTTGGCGGTCTACAGGTTAAGGTTCCGGCCTACGCTGCGGATCAATCTGAATGTGGGTACCTGATACTGTATAGTGAGGTTTCTTCTGGTCAAATTATTGAGATGTATCCGGCCTTGCTAGATACTGATAATGTTAGTTTGTCTGCTTCGGATGATTATGAGCGATCTGTTCGCACACCGTCCAGTTTTGCCGGAATGGGAGCTGTTGGGGCAAACCATAATCTTGTCACACTGAAGAGGTTCTGGCTACGCTCCTGTCAGTTTAATGAACTTGGACTTACACAAGCAG